ACTCTCCGTAAAATAGTAAAAATTAGTAAACATTAGTTTTACTGATTTACGTTAGAACGTTGTTATATCAACGTTCTTTTTTATTTTTGTAGAAATCTGTAAAAGGTGTTTAAAATATTTTGATCAATAGAGGGTCAATATTGATTAAACTAAAGACAAGTTGTCCGTTTTGTTGACCATTTGAAAATTAATTATATTATCAAGCTTTACATCGTCTTCACTTTTAATTCTTCTAAGAGGTGACTATACACACGCCATGTTATTTCAATATTTGCATGCTCAAGTATTTTACTTACATATTGAATTGAAAAATTTTTAAGCTAGCAACATAGATGCATGTGTATGTCTTAAATTATGTAAAGTCTATTTATTTATCTTATTTTCTAATAAGAATTTATTTAATAGAGTAGTACTGCATTATTACTTATTAGATTTGATCCCGTAATAAAACTATATTCATTAATTGACTTTGGTCTATGATTTAAAACAATTTGTATATTTTTTGATATCTTTTCTAGCAATTGAAATGATTTTATTAGATGATTTTGTCATAGTACTTCTTAAATGAATAGTACTATTGATATAATCTATATCGTTATATTGTAATTTTGTACCTCTCCAAAAGTCCACCTGTAGCTATGAGTATAAAAATTGCTAAATATGATAATTCATTTTTACAAGTTGAGAATTATTTTAATTTCCTGTATTCAGTTAAAGACATGAATTTATCTTCTTCTTTTTTTGTAGGTTTCCTTTCAAAGATAGGGTCGTTTCAAGTTGGATCACGTTCAATTATTTCCTCATTTAACGCATCTTTAAAAGCTTGTGAAAAGCAATTATTTAATTTTTGAACACTTGCTTTCGTATGTCTTTTTTTATGTCCACCAATAAAGTGACCTTCTGCATACTCTTTTAACATTTCGCTATATCTGAGTTGTGAAAAATTTTTAATAGCTGTATTGCCCAACTTTTCATCAAAGATATTTAATGCATTATAATAACAGTTTAAAGTTGATTGTGATATTTTGTTCTTTTTATTAATTTTTATCCAATCTTGTAAGTATTCTAGAAACGGTGTGTCAGACGAAAGAGTTGATTCTTATTTATTTTATTGTATTTAAGTTGCATTGCCTTATACGCTACTTTTTAGTTTTATAACCTCTTTTACGATAGTTCTTATTTTACATCTAAAATCATAAGACCATGTTATATTAATTTTTTTTCACATTCATTCTCGTCTTTCTTCTCTTGGTGTTAAAAAATAGGACGAGAAAGTTGCTCGTCCTTAACTTAATTATCCAAATGATCAATAGCATATTTTGCTTCTGATTCTGTAAATTTTTCACCGTAGTTAGACACCAAAAGATCGTAAATTGAGTCATTAGACATATGCATATCTTTGGCATATGATTTTGCTTTCTCAAGTGCATTCTTTTCATAATCAGCCTCTAGATGATCTATAGCATATTGTGCATCTTCTTTATCAAATTTTTCTCCATATTCAGATGTTAAAATATCATAAATTCCCAGTTTAGACATGTGAAAATCATCAGAATATGACTTTGCCTTTTCAAGTGCAGAGTTCTCCAATCGTGTTGCAGATTCATTTTCTTTTGCAGGTTCTTTAGTACTTTCTTTGGTGGAGTCATAATTAGTTTTTGTTTCTTCTACTGCAGCTTTATGATTTTGCTCGTCTTTATCATTTACAGTATTCTCTGTAGTTTCTTTAGTTTCGTTATTTGAATTTGATGTTGCTGGTACAATCATTTGTAGATTACCATAATAGGTAATGCTTGCTAATGCGATAACTGAAATTGCAACAGTAATGATTGTTCTTGCAATAGATGGCCAATTGCTAAATTTCCACATGAGAAATAAACCTAGTGGAAAAATGAATAAAAGTGATAAAACAATAAACCACTCTTGTTTGTACCATGATGTCGTTTCTTGTTGCATAAAACGTCCTCCTGTGTATTTATTTGATGAAAAGTAGCAGGTTTAATTTTTTATATATTGAAAAAAGGTAAATTAGTATATTTAAGGTTATAGAATCACATTGTTAGAAATAAATGTTTAGTAGGTAAGTTAAAGTAATTACTTAAGTCATGAAGTGTTTTGCAATCGTGGGAGATGTATGCTTTTTCAATTTGATTTAAAGAGATTAGTGCGTTAGTTTCATTACTTTTTACTTTGTAAGTGTTGGTGTCTTCTCTCACATAAGAACTTGATGATAATTTACTGTTAACATATAATTCACTACCTAAAATGACTCATTCTAATCTATCTGGCATTTCAATATATTTAATATCTATATCATCAATCAACTCCTTATTTTGATGCATAATTCTCACTCCTTATTTAGTTTTAAAAATTGTATATTGATTATATTTATAAAATCAACTCCTATATGAAGGTTTAAATTATGCATAATTTTATATATAAAAAAAGAGACTTAATCATACTAAAGTAAATATTAGTAAAATTTGCGTCTCTCTTTATTTATCGCTATTTCTTTTGCTTTTTATATATTCTATGAAATTTATGATTTCTCTCATTTCATCTTTAGTAACATCAGGAGTAATATGTGCTGAAATTTGATTTTTGGATACTACATAATTTTCTTCTGTTAATTCTGATTTTGGAACATTAAAATAATCTGCTAATGTTTGTATTCTTTTGATTCTAGGATACTTTGTCTCTTTAATCCAATTAGAAATTGTTGGTTGTGTAACTCCAATATCTTCTGCCAACTCTTTTTGGTCCACATTTTTATTTCTCATTAATCGTTGAAGATTTTCAGAAAAAATTTTTCTAGAACTTTTAGTACCCATAGTAAAACTCCTTAATATTACTTTATGTAATATTAAGTTATCATATGTTATTAATTTTAACAACGATTTCAATAATATATGAATAAAATAAATCACTTTTTTAATAAATAAATATATAAAGCTAATGTTATGTTATTTTCAATAAAAGGTGGTGGTTAACATGCTGGAACAATTAACTATAAACAAATGGAGGGTAATGAATGATATGCTTCAACAGGACGTTGCAGATAAGTTAGGAGTTACAAGAAAAACGATTTGAGAGTGGGGAAAAGAGGACGCTAACATTAGTAATGTAACGGTCTATGCTCTATCTAAATTGTTTAATATAGAGATTGAACAAATAAAAGTCAAAAATTTTTGTCATATATATTACTTTGTATAACTTTTTGAAGGGGGAGTGATTCATGCAATTCTACAAACATTAAATATTACTGTTCCAGTACCTGAAACACATGCGATTATTACTAAAGTTGAATATCAAGAGTTAAAAGATAATCAACCAATGAACATAAAATTAAAATAGGTAGCAGAATATCGCTAACAAACAAAAAGTTGGGTAGTCAAAAATATCATTCAAGATTAACTATTTCAGAAAAAAATAGAACCATTTTCTCAATTTGTTAATGAAGTGCTACACTTGAACAAATCAATCAGATTAATAGGAAAGAAGATAATATGAAGATTGGTGCAGTAAATTTATTAAAAGGTACTTCAAACTACACTACACCATTTAATCATAATAAGATAGTGGAATTTGGAAAAGTTATTAATGATCAGTTATATGCATTAGAACATGAAGATAGTAAAGGATATTTCTTTTGGGAAACAAACCAATTCGTGAAATTAGAGCCTAATACCGACTATGTATTGAGTTATGACGTTATCCCTAAATTTAAAGTAGGTGGAGCATATACACCAATTGAAATCGTTAATGAAAATGGTTATTCATTAAAACCTAGACAGTTTCTTTTTAAAAATGAAACGATAAAAGAAGTTAGAGATAAGCAAAGATTAACTTTTAAATTCAATACTGGAAACCAAACCAACTTACGTATTTATTTTACATCTACGTGGCCTAATAAACTTGTTTATATTGCTAAACCACAACTAGAAAAAGGTACTGTAGCAAGTGATTGGTCACCTAATGTAGATGATTTAGAAAAACAAATTAATATTGTCGCAGACAGTATTTCATCAAAAGCAATTGAGGCAGTTAGAGGGGATATTAACTACTTAAGAAGTAACATTTTAACTGCAGATAGTGTTAATGCAAACATGGTTAATGTTGATCGTGCATTAATCGATAAATTAATGACGAATAATTTACTGGTTAATAACTTAACATCAAACTATACATTAACTGAAAAAATGAAATCTAAAGCCTTAGAATCAGTTTATGGTAATATTTCCAATTTACGTACTAGATTAATAACTGCTAATAGTATTACTTCAAACGCTATTAATGTTGATTATGGTTTAGTGAATAAGTTAATCAGTAATGAATCTTTTGTTAATACACTCACTGCAAAAAGTGCATTTATTAATGCAATTAAAGCGATTGATATTGATGCATCAAGAATTACTAGTGGTGTATTACGTTCAACAAGTGGTAGTATGCGTTGGAATTTAAACGCTAATAGTTTAGATTATTTTGACGGTGCAGAAACAAATTATTATGGACATTCAAGAATCATTTTCCATACGACTAATAATTCTATTTATCAAAGTAATAATGGGACATGTGCTTTTCTAACTTTTAGTAGGACAGCAGGTACACAATATCCTGCAATTGCAGTAGGTACGAGTGGTAACTTAGATGATGATTACAATACAGGGAGAAGATGTTGATACAGATACCGTTGTGAATCAACCTGAAGAGAGTGATGAAATCATTGAGAAAAATCAGTTGGGTGTACATCTGTGAGTGTATGATCAGAAAAACCTTATTACAGAGGTACAATCAAATATTATGCTTCACTACGTGAATGTGCAGGTAATAATTTTGAAAACTATAGTTTTGCAAAAGAAAAAGAAGTACTCGAAGCGAATACTATTGTATATATCTTTGAAGAAAATCAAGATCCACAAGGAAATATTTGGTGTCGAACATATTCGCCGAGCAATAACGGGTGGGTGCATAAGCATATTATTGAAGTAGAAAAAGAATATAAATAATTAAAAGGTTAGGCATTTTTGTTTACCATTTTTTATGTTTATTAATTTATAAATGTGGAATACAAAAAATAAAATATTTAGGAGGTTATTTTATGAAATTTTTATGTCATGTAATGGAATACTTAGTTATGTTACTTGCAATGATTTTTTCTTCGTTAATTTATATGTATTTATCTATTTTATTTTTCGATAACGTTATTGAACCATA